CGTGATGTCGGTCAGCGATGGCAACGTGCTGTACGATCAGACGCGCTTTCAGGATGTCCCGCTCGCCACGACGACGAACTATCTGCCGACGTACCCGCGCCTCTACTACATCATCGGGCAGGGCGTTCAGATCCTGCCGGTCGCCACGGGCACGGCGCTGTACGTCGGCGTGAACTACAAGCCTACGGCGCTGCTGGACTTGGCAAGCGACAACTCCGTGGTGGACTATCCCGACAACTGCCACCTCATCTTGGTGTGGAACGCCGCCGCGCAGTTGCTGCTCAAGGGTGGCACGGAAGCGGCAGCGGCAGCGAACCTCAAGGCGCTGGCCGATGACGACCGCAAGACGTTGCTCGACGACATCCGGCGCTACACGATCAACCCGACGCGCATGGCCTACCCCGACCAGAAGTATGACTGGAGCGGCGGCTAATGGCGGGACGGGAGAAGGTCGTTGACCAGCAGCCCAAGTTTGACGGCGGGCTGAACAATGTGTCGGATGACGCCGCATTGCTCCCCAACCAGTTGCGTCGGGCCGACAATGCGCGGCTGACGGACTACGGCGCAATCACTAAGCGTGGGGGCACGAAGCGGACCTCCACCAGCCCCTTGGCAAGCGCGGCGGTCTTGAACGGCTACACCTGGCGCAAGGACGGCGGGACGCAGCAGTTGATGGCCGTCTGCAACGAAACGCTGTACACTTCGACGTTCAGTGCCACCTACCCGTGGACGTGGGTGGCGCAGAGCGGCACGTTGTCGGCCAGCGTCCCCCCGTCGTTTGCCCAGTTCCAGAATGGCAGCGCCGATGTGGTGTACATCGCGGACGGCGGCTTGCTCAACGTCTGGACCGGCAGTGCGCTCAACACGAACTTGTCGGGCACGATTGCCGTAGAAACCATTGTCGTGCATAACGAGCGGCTGTGGGGCTGTGGCAATACGACCTACCCCGACTCGATCTTCTACTCGGCGCTGAACAACGGCGACACGCTGGCGAACGGGGCGTCAGGCGGTGGGCAGATCGTGGTCCGCACGTTCTCCGACGAAACGGTGGTCGGCCTCGCGTCGATCAATACGTCCCTGCTGATCTTCCACCGGCGCGGTATCTCGCGTCTGACGGGCTACGGGCAGGACGACATCAACGTGGCCCCACAAGGCTTGACGGCGGACGTGGGGACCATCGCGCCCAAGTCGATTGTCAGCATCGGCAACCTTGGCTTCTTTATCTCAGAGCGCGGGCTGTTCCGCTGCAACGAGGCGGAAGTCGCGCCGGTCGGTACGGTGGACACGCCAGACCCGACGCTGGCGATTATCCGCAGCCTGTCGGCCAGCGACTTTGCCAATATCCGCTCGACCTTCAATCGGGCGACCCGCGAACTGCTGATCAGCTTCCCCAACTACGGCGTCTTTGCCTATCACACGATCCTGCAAGCGTGGTCAGGGCCGTGGGATACCGGCTATGTGACGCCCGCCACGACGGCGCTCTTTGACTCCGTGGACTCCAATGGCCTCCCAGCCACCCTCAAGGGCGATGCGGACGGCTATGTGACTGTCTGTGACGCGAGTGGCGTGTTCGTGGATAACCAGTTGGCGGACGGCACGGGCGGCACGACCTACACCCTGACGGCGCAGATGCACCGGCTGTACTGCGGGGACGATGCGCTGGCGAAGTCCTTGCGCTGGGGCTACCTGACGGCCCAGCTCAAAGGCTCGCTGTCCACCAGCGTCACCTGGAGTACCGAAACGGACGCAGGGGCCTTCACGCTCCCGACCGACTTTTCCAGCGCGGGGGTGTGGGGATCGGGGTATTGGGGATCTGGGTCGTGGGGCGGAGCCAGTAGCCGCAACTACCGCATCCCGATGGGCGGCACCGGCTACTACATCGACATGTATATTATTGACTCAGGGACGGCAGCGCCGGTCTTTAGTCGGTTTCAGTTGGAAACCTTTGCGCTGGGGAGGCGCTAATGGCCCAAACAGTTGGACAACACGGGGTTGCCGCCTTTACCAACCCCTCGAACGGCGATCCGCTCAACGCCACCGTCGTTAAGGCAAACGACAACACGGTGCGCGGGGCGTATGTCGATCACGACAACGACGGCGGCATCCACCTCCAGTCCTCGGCGCTGGCCTCTCGTCCCTCCGCTGGGACGGTTGGGCGCAAGTGGCTCACGACCGACACCGGCAGCGTCAAGCTCTGGTTCGACAACGGCTCGGCGTGGGAGGAGATCAGTTACCTCACCTCGTCGTCCAACCTCAATGCCAGCAACTTGGCGAGCGGGACGATCCCTGACGCCCGTTTCCCTGCGGTGCTGCCAGCGGTCAGTGGCGCGAACCTGACGAACCTGCCCACCGCGTCAGCGGCGGCGGGCACCCTGACGGGCACCACCCTCGCGTCCAACGTGGTCACGTCCTCGCTGACGACCATCGGGACGCTGACGGGCCTGACGGTGGGCGGCACGGCCAACTTTCAGGACAACACGGTGCAGCGCCCGACGCTCAAGGACTACGGGGAAACCCGTACCGCGCCGACGATTAGCAGCGGGAGCTTGACGCTCAACCTTGAGAACGGCAATGTCTTTGAGGTGGCGCTCAACGCGAACATCACGACTTTCACCATCAGCAACCCGCCCGCCAGTGGCACGGCAGGATCGCTGACGCTCAAGCTGACGGCAGACGGCACGGCCCGCACGATTACGTGGGGATCGGCAGTCAAGTGGCCTAGCGGGACGGCCCCGACGTTGACCTCGACGAACAACAAGGTGGACGTGCTGGTGTTTGTGACGATGGACGCAGGAACGACCTACTACGGCTTTGTGGCCGGACAAAACTTGTAACCCTGAGAGATGACCTATGGCTTCGTTTAACAAGTTCAACGCCTTCGTCGAAGCGGTCGCGGAGAAGAAGCACAACCTCGGCTCGGACACGCTCAAGATCATGTTGTCCAACACCGCGCCGTCGTCGGCCAACAGCGTGAAGGCGGACATCACGGAAATCTCGGCGGGCAACGGCTACACGGCGGGCGGCGCGACGGTGACGATCACCTCGTCGGCGCAGTCGAGCGGCCTCTACAAGCTGGTCGGCAATGACGTGGTGTTCACCGCCACGGGCGCGGTGGGTCCGCTGCGCTACGCCGTGTTCTACAACAGCACGGCCACCAACCAAGACCTCATCGGCTGGTGGGATTACGGGTCAAGCGTCACGCTCGCGTCTGGCGATACGTTCACCGTGGACTTCGACGCGACTAACGGCATCCTCCAGTTGTCCTAAGTTTCTCTTTGACGGGGCACGTCTATGCCAGCATTTGCAGATCGCGTCAAAGAAAGTAGCACCACGACCGGCACCGGCACCCTGACGTTGGACGGCGCGGCCACGGGCTTCCAGACATTCTCTGGAGCCTTCGGCAATAGCGTGTCTGTGTACTACGTCATTGCCGGTGGCAGTCAGTGGGAAGTCGGCATCGGCACGACGGGCGCAGGGACGCTCTCCCGCGACACGGTGTTGCAGTCCTCCAACGCCGATGCGCTGGTGGATCTCGCGGCAGGGACGAAGGATGTGTTCTGTTCCTATGTCGCGGATCGGGCCGTCACGACGGTGGACGCGGCGACCCTGACGAACAAGACGATCAGTGGCGCAAGCAACACGCTGTCCAACATCGGGAACGCCGCGCTGACGAATAGCAGCGTGACGGTCAACGGGACGGCTATCTCGCTCGGCAGCAGCGGCACGGTGACAGCAGCGGCAGGAACGCTGACTGGCGCAACGCTCGCGTCTGGTGTGACGGCCTCAAGCCTTACCAGCGTGGGGACGCTTTCGGCCCTGACGATGGGTGGGACGCTGGCGCTGGCGGACAACCAGATTACCCGTCCGCGCTTCACGGACTACGCCGAAACGTACACCACGCCCGCCATCTCCAGCGGGACGCTGACGCTGAACTTGGAGAACGGCAACGTGTTCCGTGTCTCGCGCAATGCGAACATCACCACGCTGACGATCAGCAATCCTCCCGCCAGCGGCAACGCGGGGAGCTTCACGCTGATCTTTGATGCCAACGGGACGAGCTACACGATTACATGGCCCGCTGCGGTCAAGTGGCCGGGTGGCACGGCTCCGACGATCACGACCACGAACTCGCGCTCGGACATGTTCGTGTTCTACACCAACAACGCGGGCACGACATGGTACGCCATGACCGCCGCCCAAAACTTCGTGACGACCTAAGATGCTGGCAGATCGGATGTTCATGGCGGCTACGCCAAAGGCCGTATCAGGGCAGCAAGCCTACACGACGGCGGGGACGTACACGTTTACGGTCCCCGCTGGTGTGACGAGTATTTGCGTCTTGTGTGTTGGTGGAGGTGGAGGCACCTCATTTGGCGGCGCCGGTAGTGGTGGAACATTGTCTTATGTAAACAATACTTCTGTCACACCGGGACAAAACATTGCTGTTGAAGTTGGCGCTGGGGGGACATACTCAGGAACACAAACTGGAGGAAGGTCAATAGCCCAGTTTTCTGGTGGAAGTTTTATTTGCATTGCGCGTGGAGGAGGCGGATCTGATTCCAATGTTGGCACCTCTTACGCTGGAGGAAATAGTGGAGCATCAAATAACTCAGGTGGTGGTGGTGGTGGCGCTGGTGGATACAGTGGAGTAGGTGGTGACGGTGGTAACGGTGGTGGCTCACTTGGTTACAACGGGACCGCTGGAAGCGGTGGCGGTGGCGGCGGCGGTGGTGGTGGTGGCAATCTCCTCGATTATCCAGACCCCGGAGATGAGATAGCCAGCGGCGGTGGCGGCGGTGGTGGTGTTGGGATTCTTGGGTCGGGAAGCAGTGGCGCTGCTGGGCAGTATCAATCCAATGGCGCTGAGGGTACAGGTGGTGGAGGTGGTTCCGGTGGTGCAACTGGCGGGCAGGCTTTTGGTGTTCCTGAAAACGCAGGTGCAGGTGGCAATTATGGCGGAGGCGCTGCGGGTCGCGGATATGTATATACAGGCGCGGGTAACGAGGGGCCGGGAGATGTAGCTGCTGGCGGCGTTGGCGCTGTCCGCATCATCTGGGGCACTGGTCGTAGCTATCCATCCAACGCCGCAAACGTCTAACTGAGAACATTATGGGACTCACGATTTCCGATAGCGACCTGCTGGTCATCAAGGTTGAGAACGGCCAGCCGGTCAACTACCCGCTGACGTATTCCAACTTCCGCCTCATCTTCCCACAGACCTCGTTCCCCGATCTGCCTGACAATTCGTTCCTCGTGGACTTCGGGTACGCGGTGTTCAAGTACACCGAGCAACCTGCGCCCGTGCAGTTCGAGCACACGAACGACGGCCCGATTGTTTGGAACGCGGCGAAGGATGCGTACACGAATACATGGGTGAACACGCCGTTCACTCCTGCCGAGATGGAACAGGCGAAACAGAACGCGCTGGCTGGCTTGCGCCGGATGCGCGACCAGAAGCTCTACGCCTGTGACTGGACGCAGCTCCCCGATGTGACGCTGACGCCGGAGCAGGTGGCCGCGTGGCGCGTCTATCGTCAGCAGCTCCGTGACTACATGAACGGCGTGACGGACCCGTTCAATCCTCCGGCGTGGCCTGTCCCGCCCAAGTCCTGACGGGCTAACGGATGCTGTCAGGCTTCCCGATCAGCGGTGCGCCATTCTCCTCGACGGGAGTGGCGCGGGTCTTGGTGGCAGCGGTTGGGACATTCACGCTGGCAGGGCAAGACGCGGGCACGACCGCCGCGTTCAGCCTCAGTGCCGCGCACGGGTCGTACACGCTGTCTGGCGAAGCGGTCGTGTTCGAGAAGGGCGCTCGCCTTACCGCCGATCACGGCACCTACACGCTGGATGGGCAGTCCACGGCGTTCGGGTTGGGCTATGCGTTCAGCCCTGACACGGGCACGTTCACGCTCACCGGCCAAGACGCGACCCTGACCAGCAGCCGGTCGGTGGCGCTGGATACGGGCACGTTTGCGCTGACGGGGCAGGACGCTGGTTTCCGCGCTGACCGGATCATTACGGCGGACTACGGCGCGTTCACGCTGGACGGGCAAGCCACGGCGTTCGGCAAGGGCTACGCCTTTGCGCCAGACACGGGCACCTTCACCTTCACGGGCGAAGCGGCCACGCTCCTCCCTGCCCGCAGCATCACCGCAGACTATGGCGCGTTCAGTCTCGCGGGACAGGAGGCGACTCTCCGCAAAGGCCCGCTGCTGGTGGCCGCTTTCGGCAGCTATACGCTGAACGGGCAGACTGCCGATGTGATCTACACGCAGTCCCAGATCGGGCGCAACAAGGTTGATCCGTTCCCCTCGCCGGTCAACCAGCAAGGGCCGGTGGACGCGAACATCGTCCGCGCCAATGACAACCTGCTCGCGTCGGCCTTTACGACCCATGACGGCAACGCGCTGATCCATGTGCAGTCGGGGCCGCTCATGCTCCGTCCTGCGGTCTTGCCGAATGGCGGGATGTACGTCGGCACCGACACGGCGCTGATCTACTTCTACGTCAATGGCGCATGGATCACGATTGGTGATACCGGCCAGACCGGTCGGCGCTGGGGCGCGTTCCAAGACTTTACCGACCAGTCGCACACCGCGATCAACACGGCCAAGCTCATCACGTTTGACACGATTGACACGGCTTATGGCGTGACCATCGACGCGGGGCTGACCAACTCGAAGATCACGGTCAACCAAGCGGGTGTCTACAACTTCCAGTGGTCGGGCCAGTTCACGAACGCGGACACGCAGATCCATGACGTAAACATCTGGATCGCCAAGAACGGAACGTCGGTACTGGGCAGCAACGGCGTGGTGTCCGTCCCCGAGAAGCACGGGGGCGTGAACGGCCATGTGCTGCCAGGGTGGAATTACTACGTCGATATGGCCGCTGGCGACTACCTCCAGTTGTATTGGGAGGTGACGGATCTCAACCTCACGCTAGAGTTCCTGCCCGCCACAGCGGTCCACCCGTCCACCGCGTCTGTTATCTGCACTATAGCCAAGGTCTAACCATGCCCAAGCGCAAAGCCGTGTTCTGGCGGAAGGACAACCCGCTCCCCAAGAAGGACCGCACGACCCTCACG